GGCAAATTAGAAGTTTCTTCATAAGTCACGAGGGCCATAGATACGAAGGGTTCATTCAAAATGATTTTCAACAGTCGCTGGATGTAACCGGTGAAGAAGAGAGTTCATATGAGTCAAAAATCAAGTTTAAGATTTTAGGTTATCTTTTGGGCGAGGGGATAAACGATGCACGACCCAAGATAGCCATAAGAGAAAACGCGGTTCAAGTTCGTATTCCCCGAGAACGTGTCGTCGCCGGCGACTCACCGGAGCTTAATCCGAAGAAGGGCATTAAGCCATTTTATGTTGAGTAAAACACCTTTTGCTTTTTCAAATACTATTTATTATGTAAAAGGTTGCGTAAAAAGAACCGTATTATTTCCGCAATAATAGGAGTATTGTAAATGTCATCCAAGTTGGCTAGAAAGTTTAGATTTGTGTCCCCCGGTATCTTCCTGCGCGAGGTTGATAACTCGCACCTGCCCAGGATCCCCGATGCGATGGGCCCGACCATCATCGGCCGTTTCCGTCAGGGTCCAGCTATGAGACCTTATAAGGTCGGTTCATTGGCTGATTTTGTCGAGACTTTCGGTGATCCGATCCCCGGCGCCGCATCTGGTGACTCGTGGCGTGAAGGCAACCAGACCGGTCCGACCTACGCTGCCTATGCTGCATTTGCTTGGCTGAACGCTGGTGTCGCACCAGCAAACATTATGCGCCTTCTCGGCGACGAGCACGATCAGAACGATGGTACTGTGCTCGGCCAGGCTGGCTGGACGACAACTAGCCCCTCAACGACAAGTACAGCAGTGAACCCAGCGGCTGCCTTGGCCAACAATGGTGGGGCCTATGGTCTTTGGATTATTCCGTCGGGCTCTGATCTGGGAAATGTAAAGGGTACCTCGTTAGGCACCGGCTCTCTTGCTGCCATCTGGTATGTCCGAGAAGGCGCCGTCGTCCTTAAGGGGAAAACGCCGTCGTTTGATTTACAATCTGAACTTACTGCCGTAACCGGCACCGCGGTAATGATCCATTCCGAAGATTCTAGCTATACATTTCAAGCACAAATTCTTGATACATCCTACGCCGCGTTGTATACAACAAAATTTAACTTCGACAGGACCTCAGAGAACTACATTCGTAAGGTGTTCAACACCGATCCTATTGTTACGAACACAAGTGTTGTTGATTCTACCACGGTTTCCGAAGGAAAGGGCAAGTATTGGTTGGGCGAAACTTTTGAGAGTAATTTATTCAATGTTGTGGGAACTTCTGGCAACTCTTATGGCGTGATTCTGCCCCTTACTAGTGGTTCAGCGAATACTGACTCGACCGGCAGCGCCGTCACCGTTGGCTATGAAGACCACCTTGAGGGCTTCAAGAATCCGGAGTCAGGCTGGTTCTTCTCGCAGGACTTGGGTACAAGTAACGCCGACTATGCCGCTGAGCGCATGACGAAGGTGTTTAAGTTCCATGGTCTAGATTCGGGCGAGTGGCTACAGAACAACATCAAGATTTCTATTGCAGACATCAAGGCGTCAACAAACCTTTCAAATCCATATGGCACATTTACGGTACAAATCCGTCGCGCCTCCGACTCCGACAAGTCGCCGGTTATTCTAGAGCAGTTCACGAATTGTAACTTGAATCCTGCATCATCTGATTATGTTGCGGCCAAGATAGGCGACAAGTATATGACATTTGATTATAGCCTTAATCGCCTGCGTGAATATGGCCAATATAACAATCTATCTCGCTTTCTTCGCATTGAAATGAACCCGGCAATTGATAGCGGCCAAGCGGAGCCGGAACTCCTTCCATTCGGTGTTTTTGGCCCTATCCGCCCAACTTCTTGGATGGTGAGGAGTAACGACGGCGACGACGGCGCCACGTCGACAATTATACTTTCTCCCTCTCTTATGGCAGCAAAAAGCGCCACTGCGGCTCGTGAAATTAACACCTCGCCCCAACGCCGCGGCTCATTTGTTACAATTTCTGATCAAACTATAGGACTAATGGCTTCGCAATATGATCCGTCCGGCCTGACAAACATTACTTTTGGCGGTGACGCGTCCGTGCCATCGAATATTGTGGGCAAATTCAAATACACAGCTTCTTACGAATTCCCAAGAACACTTTTCCGTGTCTCGGCTTCCGATGGCGGCATGGGAGATCCCAAGGAAGCTTACTTTGGACTCCAGACGGGCAAGACGGCAGCAGATACTACATTTGACCCGGGTTATGGCGACTATCTTCGCCGCTTGCCGGCCGGATATGCCCAGACAGATACGATTACAGGGCCCGGCACAGACCGCGCTTACTCTTGGGTCTTCTCTCTCGATGATGTGAGGACCACTATTGACAGCGACATTGCAAGATCAGCCTTCTTCCAGTCTGGCTCAAGAAGGGACGGCGATTCTCTTACTGCCATGAGTTCTTCTTACAAGCAGATTCTTGACGAAGGTTATGATCGATTTACATCACCGCTCTATGGTGGTTTCGATGGTTGGGACATCTACGAGGCAGAGCCGCTAGCGAATGCGCGCATTTCTTCAACGGATACGCAGTATTCAAACTATGCCTACAATACCGTTAAGCGCGCAATTGATACGTGTGCAGACCCAGAGTTTGTTGAGACAAACATGATGACGATCCCGGGCCTAACTGCTAAGAACCTCACAAAGCATCTTGTCGATACTTGTGAGGCCCGCGCTGATGCCATGGCAGTTATCGATATCGAAGATGTATATACACCTTTCACGGAAAATACAAACTCATTCCAGAGTAATGTGGGAGTGGTTAGCACTGCGATTAGTTCGCTAAGGGCGAGAGATATCAATTCAAGCTATGCGGCAACTTACTATCCTTGGGTTCAGATTCGCGATCCGAATACATCCAAGTTGGTTTGGACACCGCCTTCTGTTATCGCTCTAGGCACCTACGCTAGTTCAGAAGCCAAGTCGGAGCTTTGGTTTGCTCCTGCTGGGTTCACGAGAGGCGGTCTAACTCAGGGCGCCGCAGGTCTCCCGGTTGTTAATGTTTCGGAGAGGTTGGTTAGAAAGGATAGAGATAAGCTCTATGCGGCCAATATCAACCCGATTGCGACATTCCCGGCAGAAGGCATTGTGGTCTTCGGCCAGAAGACTCTTCAGATAACGACATCTGCTCTGGACCGGATCAATGTGCGCCGACTCTTAATCTACCTCAAGAAGGAAGTATCGAGGATTGCCGCGACGATTCTGTTTGACCAGAATGTGCCGGCAACCTGGACTCGGTTCCTCAATAAGGTGGAGCCGTTCCTCGGTAGCGTACAGTCTAGGCTTGGCCTCACAGAGTTCAAGGTGGTGCTCGACGAAACAACGACAACGCCGGATCTTGTTGATCGGAACATTCTGTATGCTAAAATCTTCCTCAAGCCGGCCAGGTCAATTGAATTTATCGCGATTGATTTCGTAATCACCCGTTCCGGCGCGTCATTTGAAGATTAATCAAAAAGAAGGTAGATTTCTACCTTCTCCACTATTTACTATACAAAGAGCAAGGAGTAACAACTAATGGCATTTTGGACCGACTCAACTGGACAGGATCCTAAAAGACAATTTAGATTTCTAGTAACCATAGGTAACATGCCCAATGGTGCTACGTGGTTTGCGAAGAAGGCTGAAAAGCCTGGTTTTTCCATCACGGAGATCAAGCATTCTTATCTGAATCACAATTTTTATTATCCTGGTCGTGTTGACTGGAAGCCGATTAGTATTACATTAGTAGATCCTGTTAGTCCCGACGCGGTGGCCAACACCTTGTCCATCGTTACTAACTCTGGATACCGACTCCCTACAAGCATAGCTACAACTCCCGCGAACACTACCACTATCTCTAAGGCGGGATCCGTCCACGCGCTCGGCGGAGTTGTTGTCCAGCAGATCGACTCCTTGGGAAGCGCTATTGAAACATGGACACTGAATGGAGCATTCATTACAGATGTGGGGTATTCCGGGCTGGATTACGGTACTGATGAGCTTGTTGAACTTACCTTGAAGTTCCGTTATGATTGGGCTTCCTGTGTGACGGCAAATGGCGCCGAATTCACCGGCGGTGCCCCCGGCGGTGCCCCCAGCCCGTCGAATGAATTCTTTAAAATTTAAGATGGGCATCTGAGTACCGTAGACTTATATAATAAAATTCATTGAGGTGAGATTTGAGTAGAAATAATTCTGAGCGTCTAGGAGCGCGTAAAGCGCCTGATGCTCCCCCCGCAGAACAGACAAGCGGCGGGTTTCAGTTCGCGACTCCGACGGAGTTCGTGGATTTGCCTACGAGAGGCAAAAGCTACCCAGAAGGACACCCTCTTCATAATTTAGATCAGGTTGAAATTCGTTTTATGACCGCTAAAGATGAGGATATTCTTTCTTCTAGGACCCTTCTTAAGAAAGGGCTGGCTATCGAGAGGTTCTTACAGAACA